AAGCTGGCATTTGGACTGTAAGCCTTACGCGATCAACATCAACGTCTGTAATTGTTCGAGTTACTGGTGCAATGTATGAAGCTTCAACGTTGACACCTTTTTCTAATTCAGTTCCGTTTGTATTTGGAATATATGTCTGCGCTTGTGTGCCGGTACGAGTGACAACCGTGTAACCAGTAAAATTGTCAGCACCAGTGCTGCTTTGAATTGGCGTTCCATCAAGGTAAATGCCTTGGACGCCGCCTTCAATTCCTTCAATTTCACCTTCGCTAAGCAGGTCTAGGACGCTGCCATATTGAACTGATTGAAGTGAATCATCGCTTTCGGTTGGCGTGTACGATTGACCACCACCGCCACCTTTGCCGCCGCCGCCCATGCCGCCGGAACCTTGAATCGAACGATAAGTGCTCATATCAGTTGATCCACATCAAGACCGCTGCTGATCACGGCTGATCCAATGTAGGCGCGACCATAACAAATAGGAACTGGCAATCCTTGTTGCACCGTGTTGGTAATACCTGAAAACGTAAACGATTCAAATCGTGCTGTTTCTTTGCCGCGTTCCATTGATGAAAAGTTAGGTGTTGGTGAAATAAGTTGAGAGATTCCGCCAAGAACCAATGAGGCTCCAATCCCGACAGCAATAGTGCCATAAGTACCAATGCCCATAAATCCGCCAAGGGTGACACCAGCAGATGCAATCCCTCCAGTGATTATCGCCAAGGCAATAATTCCAATCCCAATGCCAATCATTGCTCCTGTACGACCGGCACCAGCAATTACAGGTGTAATGCTAAAAACTTCACGCTCACTCCATGGCATGACCAACGGCGATAGGTCATCTTCGCCAATTTTTTCTTTGCCGATTGTTACGCGATACGCCACGCCATCCTGTTCACTATCCAGCAACCACTTGTCCAGGCCGGGGAAGTTGACGCACAATGCCTTGATCGCCTGCGCTGGTGTATCGGCTTCAAACTGGAAACGGCATTGCCCCAAATACTTGCGTAGGGCGCCGTAGACCTTAACGACTTTCATGCCGTAGGACCATGGCAGTGCTCTTGATATAGTAGCCGCCCAGCACGTCTCTACTGCTAAGTCGGCCTTGAACGTGGTGCAGGATCTGCTGGTCGCCAATGTAGATGGCTGCGTGGTTAGGCAGCGATGATCCAAGCTGCATCAGCAGCGCATCGCCGTATTGCAGCTCCTCAAACGGCACTTTATGGAAGCCTTCACGGTGGAAGTTGTCTAGGTACAGGTCTTCGCCACGTTCCCAAAACTTGTCGCGGCGGTTGTAGTCGCTGAGCTGGAGGTCAAATTCTTTGCCGTACCAGTCCCGGCACATCGTGTAGCAATCCACTACGCCAAACACAAACTCCCGGCCCACATACGGCAATTCGTATGCCTCCGGCAGCGTCAGGCTTGATCCGCCAGTTTTGGGATTGATGATGAACCATGGCAAGCTGGATTTTGCGCAGGCCACGCGATCCGCCTGACTTGGATTGGGATTGGTTGATGGGTGGCTGTGGACGATGGCCACGATTTCGCCTTGATCCTCAACCGCTGCGTAGTCCTCGCCGCTGAGCACAAAATGCTCGTCGGGCGTATCGGCCAGGTTGGTGCAAGGGAAATACCGCTTGCGGCCCTTGACCACGGCAACCAAGCCGCAGCACTCGCGTGGATCTTCTGCCTGCGCGTGCTCCAGAATTGTTGCTTCCAGTGCTTTGCTGATGATCATTTGCTTAAACCTGCGCCAGGGAAGCTGCCAAATGGTAAAGCCGTATCAGGCGCTCTAAATGTGTATTTAGCATTAGAAGTGAATGTGTAAGTTGCAGAAGATGGAGACGCTGGGAAGAAGTACAACTGAACGACTGATTGATCCCTTTCTAGATTTCCGTATCCATTTATTTGAATGTAACCCGAGTCTATTGCTGAAATTGTTGTATCAATTCCGTTGCTACCAAAAACACGCATTCCGACGCTAAGGCTTGCCGTATCAATGTTAATTTGTTGGCTAACAACAACATACCTTGCGAGTGCCCCGCGCCAAATCTTATAGTTTTGCACCGTGGGAACATATGTCCCACTTCGAGCAATGGTGTAAGGTCTATTGCTTATGGTTATTGTTGTTCCTGATATTTCAGTGACAGTTGTATTTGCCGCAATGTAAGTACCAATCACGACCTGACCAACTGATATTCCCGTGTTACTTGAAACAACTATGGAGGCAGAGCTTACATCAACTGTTCCTGTTTTCGTCAACAATGTTGTCATTGTTGCAGCCTGGCTCAAAGTTAAAGTTGTGGCGTCAACAATTGCACTAATTGTTGTGCTGGCTGGAATGCCAAGCCCAGACACGGCTTGCCCCGCATTGAAATTAAAATAAGATGCAACGGTCATTGTTGTGCTCCCGTTAGTCACGCCTCCATCTAATGTAAATGGAGTAAATCGAACGTTACAACTACTCAGCCTTTTGCCACACACATCGCTGCCACTAGATGCAACTTTGTTATCGTTGATGTCGTAATAATCAGTTCCGGTGTAACCGCACTCACCACCGCGATAAACCCACTGGCAAATGTTGGCAATGACCTGACGCCGGGGAAGCATGACGCCCACAAGATCAAACTTGCTGGCCAGCTCGAACTCGACAACGGCGCGGTTTTCATTTGACTTGCGGTCTACATACCAGATCTCGTCAGGAAATTTGGCGTGGGGATCGGCACCGGCTGCACCGTCCAAATACTTTTTAAGAGTGCGGATGCGAACCACCTTGGCGCCACCAAGGTCATTACCTGTGGTAATCAGGTTGACCTGAAGCAGTAAGGCGGTAATGCTGCTGCCAATGTTGCTGACCGTTAGCTTGGGCCTGGGCAAACTGCCGCTGCTGCTGTAGTCAAAGCCAGTGGCCTCAAGCGGCAGGCGCACATAAGACTGGCCGTTCCAGACCACGTTGCCGGTCACGGCAGCATTCACGCCGTTGTGGAAGTAGTAAATATCTGAACTGCCATGCAGCGTCGCGTCAAGGTGCAGTTGGAACAGCTCGATGATGGCGTTTGGTTCCAACACGCTGAGGTCTTCGTAGACCGCGCTGATCCCCGTCCAGGTGACCGTACCATCAACCGTGGTGCCATCAATCAGCGTTGGCCATGCCGGTTGGCTCGCGCCAGAAGTGCCCGCTGTGGTGCATTTGAAAACCAAGCCAAAATCCTGCACCGTCGTGGCGCGGACAATGGCGCCGACGGCGTAACTGGTGGTAGCGGCCCAGCTTGCGTATGCCATCAGGGTTCAAATACTTGCTCAAACGTAGCGCTGATATTGTTAAAATTGCAGCTTACCTGACTGGTATTCCATCCACGGCATAGCCATTTTGCAGCGTAGCCATTGGGATCCGTCCAGTCAAAAGACTCAGTACCACCACGGGCTCGCAGAAATGTTAAGATATTATCGCGCTCTGTATCGTTACGATTAGCAAATTGCAGCGACCATTTCTTAGGTTGTGTGTTCAGACCATAAGCAAGGCGTTGCTCATACCCGTCACCGAATCGAACGCTCTTGACAATCGGCTGCTCTTCTAAGTCAGCCGTAAAACTTGGCGTATACGTAAAGGTTGCCATCAGCGTCGGGTTCCGGCCAAGAGGCCACCAGGGCGTTGTTGCTTCACCAATTCTGCCTGCACCGCAGCCGAAACGACAACCCCTAATTGTTTGGCCTGTGCTTGGTCACCTTGAACGTTGGAGTTGCCGCTGGCGTCCACGTTGACCACCACGCTGGTGTTGCCACCGCCACCACCGCCTTGCATCGCCACAGGGATGCGCCGACCATCAGGGAGGGGTACATAGGCCTCGGGCTTAGATCCTTCGCCGTAGAGCGCCAACTGAGGGGAGTTGGCAATGCCTCCCGATGCGTACTTCTTAAGCGGTACAGGACCGTCACCGGTCATGATGCCGCCGTTTGCAAACAGCTTCGGCCCTGAGAACGCGGCGGGATTAAAGTTAACGCCGCTTGCGTTGAATTGCGTAGACGCGCCAATTCCACCCAGCCCGCCGCCGCCGCCGCCGCCAATCGCGCCGAGCGCCTGCATGATTGTCTTCAGGATCAGCTGTTGGATGATCATCCGTGCGGTCTGCTTCAGGATCTCGGCAGCGAACTCTTTGAAGTTGGCGGTGCCGGTCGTCATCAGGCTAAAGATTGCATCTTCAACACCCTTGATGCCCGTCTGCGCTAGTTGGGCAGTTGCTTCGCGCATGGTACCAACCGATTCAACATAAGAGCCAATGCCATCACGCAGGCCGCCAATGATGTCGGCGTTGTATTGCTGCGCGCGCGCAAACTCCCACGCTGCTGCAGTTGCCTCCTTGATAGCATCGGCTTGGGAAAGCCAATAGTCGGAGAACCCCTGCTGATACTCTTTGTCTGCCAGGGCCACGTTCGCGGCCGATAGGCGGTCAATCAAATCCGCAAACGGTTTGACGTCCAATGAGCCACCGGCTGCATTGACTTCACGCGCCAACTCAACCACGCTCAACGTAAGCGCCTTCACCTGCCGATCGTTCTCAGTAATCGCTTCGTTGCGATCCAAAAACAGTTGCTCGGTAGGTGTTGCACCGACGCCTTCATAAGCCGCGACTACATCTGCGATGCTGTTGCGGAGTTGATCCTGCAGGCCGATCGCCTTCTGTGTCAGGGTGGCGCGACGATCTTCAAGGCGCTCCTGTTCTGCCGCTGCGCGCTTGGCTTCAGCTGCTCTACGTTTAGCCTCTGTCGCCGCTTTTGCATCGGCGGTACTGGTATCAAGCTCCAGGTTGCGCCCCCGAGTGCGCCTACCAGTGCCAGGAGATGGGGCATCAGTAAATAATCTTTGAAATTGGCCCATATTGGCTTGGAACCGCTTCATGAAATCAGCCCCAAATCGATCCGCCTCGGCTGTGGCCCCGGCAAAGTCACCCTTAAACGCCAATGCAGCACGTTTTGCAAATGACCCAATTAACCGAACAGCTTCATCGACCAACTTGACCATGGCCAACAGCACAGCCGCTAGGCCACTGATGCCAAATTTGATGACATTAAACAAGTCCGTCCAATCAGTTTCAGTATTAAATAACTCGCCAAACACCTCAAGGATTGACTGCAACGCGGGCAGCAATGCGTCGGTTAGTTCTAGTCCAAACCCCTGGGTCTTGATGCCAAATTCGGTAAGCGTGTCGTTAAAAATATCAGATCGCGCCGCAAAATCCTCACCTATTTTAAAAGTAAATTCTTCCATGCTGGCCGCGCCTTCGTTCAGCAGCGGAATTAGATCAGCGCCAGACTTGCCAAACAGTGCTACCGCTGCGGCCGCCTTCTGCGCACCGTCCGGCATGTCGGCAAAACGATCAGCAATCTGCTTCAGCGCTTTATCGGCCGGCACCACCTGGCCATTCGCGTTTTTGACGTTGACCCCCAGCGCCTGGAACTTCCGCCCTAGATCTTCGTTGCCCTCAGCCGCTTTGACCAAGTTCACGTTGAGCTTGGTCAATCCCTTGCCCAGCGTGCCAACGTCCACGTCGGCCAGCTTGGCTGCGTTGCCAATGCCAATCAGCGCATTAGCCGCCACGCCGGTCTTGGCTTGCAGGTTGAACAGCTCATCGCCTGCATCAATCGACTTCTTCACAACCGCGCTCAGACCTGCCACCAGTGCGCTGCCAGCAATGGCCGCCCCAAAGCCCGCCACTGCGCCCTTAAGGCTGTTGAATCCCAGAGCAGCGTTCTTTGCCTGACCCTGTAGGCCCTGCATGGAATTGCCAAGCCGGCGGATGTTGTTCTCGCCTTGGACGTCAGCCTTGATGCGAAGCATAGCGTCCATGTTCATCGCCATGTCAGCTGCTCCTGCTGTTGATCGTGACCATCGCCGCTGCTTCCATCACCTGCAGGTCCTCCAGGAGCTCGCGCTGGTCTTGTACTTCATACATCATAAACAGCCAAGCTAGTGCCCCATAGTCCAACCCCAGCACACCACTCATGGTCGTGCGCCACTGCGTCTGCACTCGCAGGAACATCTCAACCACCGGCCAGTTCTCCTCCCATACCTCAAAGTCATCAGTGCGGGGTTGCTCTGGTAGCTCTACCCCAAGAATGACGGCATCGTCTTGGCTGTCATCTTTGACGCCGCCGCCGGCCCAATGCTCGGCGGCCTCTGTCAGTTTTTTCTCTTGGCTCCCTTGATACTGTCCATGTAGGCCTTCAACACGGCCACCGCCAGGAAGGGCACCTCGAGCAGTTGCCCGAGCGCCTTCTGGCTATAGGGAATCTCCTTGCCGTCGTCGCCGGTCACACCCGACCAGCCGACCAGCACATCAGCCGAGATCTCGGTGATGCGCTCCAGCTCACCCAAATCCTCGAGCTTTTGCAACTCGGCCACCATCGGGCCGATCTTGCTCTGTGGCAGGCGCTTGAACTCGCCGTCAAATGTTTGCCGCTCATGCCGGCCGCCATCGACAGGGATGTCGAAGGTGACCGGCCAAATGTAGGAATCAGACTGCTTGAGGACGAATGCCACGCGGTTTAGGTGTAAGCAAGGGACAGCTCATCATTGCCCGAGCTGGTCGGCACGGCAATGAAAGGCATATTAAGCATCTGCACGCCGTCCTGATCGCTGTAGGTCAGATTGCCCAGGTCAGACTGCGCGGTGGTCACCGTGCACCTGTTGCCGGCAGTGGTGCCGTGCTGAAAGGTGATGCTGCCAGTGCTGCTGCCAGTGGCGATCGCGAAGAAGTCCTTCGCTGTAATGGTCGGCGCCTCGATGACGACCGTGCCGCTGGGTGCCCGGTTGGTGATCAGAATCTCCTTGGAGCAACCGACCAGCTCGCGATAGATGACATCGTTTGCCATCGAGAAGTTGTAGGACTGTAGGCAACCGCTATAGGAGAACGCCGAGAAGCTGGTGGTATTGCCTTCCTTGAACAGCAGCGGGGCTGCTTGGTTGGCGTAGGTCGGGGTGGGCAGCGTCTCGTCGGTGGGGGCGTTGTAGATGCCGGTCATAGTGAATGCGATCGAAGGGATCGCGCCGACTTCAGCGGAAATCTCAAAGGTGCCGCGGCAGCCCGTCAGCTTGTGGCGAATGCCGTCTTCGTGGTAGTGGATGGTGCAGCTCTCAAAGCCGCTGCTCTCCGGCGCATAGGTGGCGCTGGTGCTGGTGACCAGCGTCTCGCTCAAGCCGCAGCTGCGCAGCACCGGGCCATAAGCCGGAGCGGTGCCAGCCGTGCCAGAGCCAGCCAGCTCAACCTCGAAGCTGACTTCAACCCGGGTTTGGGCCAACAGTTGATCGGCTTGGCCCATATAAGGCCGCACCAGATCACGGTTCACCGTATCGGCAACCAGCGGTTGGATCTCGAGGTTGCGCACCAGGATCGCGTTGCTGCTGCCAGTCGGCGAAGAGTCGGTCCCGTAAGTGCTTTCAATCTTCGCCAGGATCAGGCGCCGGCGAGTCAGAACTGATGCCATTGGAGGCTACCTCGAGGGTTGGATGAGGGGCCGGCTGGGTCCGCTCGACGAGCTTTCGCTTGCCGGTTTTGAGATCGACCAGATAGCTGCCGCCCTGGCCTTTGTATTCGTCTACCATCGTAGCTGCTAAGGGCTTAAGGATAGATCGGCCACTTTGGTCCGATACCTCACAGCGTAGTCGCAACTGATCACACCACTCGGCTGATCTGCTTCGACCAGATCAAACGACACCGAGACAGGCTGCACATCGTAGGCATTGCCGCCCAATGTCAGGTCTGCCATCACCTTGGCGTGCAGGCTTTCGACAGTGGCATCAGCCACTTGGTCTGGCACATCACCGCGGACGATCACTGCAATCCTCACCGTCAGCGTCCAGTCCAGCGTTGGGAGGCTGGTGTTCTGCTCAGCGTTGTCACTGACAGGTTCGACCACAATGGCCGGCAGCTCGCCCCTGGCCAATGGTTCGACCCGGCTTCGATAGATCCGTGTGCTGACGCCGGTGGTGCCGGTTAGTGCCGTGCGGATCGCCGCCAGGATGGTCTCGCGTTTGGTGGTCATGGCTTAAGCAGATGCGACTTGGACAACAGTGCAGATGATGCCGGGCACGCTCGGGTGAGCGAAGGGACTGGTCTGGGCTGCCTCAGCATGGATGTAAGCCGCAACGTTACTGGTTGCCCAGATCAGCTCGACGTAATCGTTGGTGGTCAAGCCCAACACAAAATTGACGCAGCCGATCACATTCCCATCAACGCTGCCATGCCGGGCAATGATGCTGAACCGGCTATCGCTGGCTGGCACGTCAACGCCGTTCTTGCGCAACCAAACGTTGATGTCGTGAATCGAGTTGTCGGTGTTACTGAACTGAATCGAAAACGTGATGCTATAGATGCCCGGATGGTCAATCGTCAGGCACGTGTCTGAGATGATCTTGGTGCCGCGGCTTGCCGTGTCAATCTGCCGCAGCTTGATTCCATAAGCCGTATTGGCAAGCGCCGCCACCTGCGACGTCTCATCCCAGAACGAGCCCCAATATCCAGGGTTGCCAAAGTAGGGCAGGCCAGACCATGCTGTCCGGCCATCACCAATTTTGAGATTCTCGGTGTCGCTTTCAAGGCCAGGCTCACCAGCCAACAGCACTGGATTGACTGTCGCCCATTGGCTACGTGTGTTGCTCTTGAAAGGGCCGCTCATGACTTCTGAAGTGCGATCTGAACGAACTTGCCATCATCGATCAACATGGTCTCGCGCACCGTATAGGCCACGCTATCAACTGTGATTGAGTTGCCACGGATCAAGCTGCCGAAGTTTGAAGCCCGTGCGGTCAGGGTGTAGTCAGTGCTGAGCACCATGCCATCGCTCAAGATCTGGCTCGGCATGTCCAGGATCCCGTTAGCAGTAACGGCGCCAGCTGTGCAGCTGACGCCGAAGTCTGCCAGGAAGATGTCCAGATCTTCCGTGATCGCCATTAGCCGTACTTCGCAGAAGCGAGGCCCAACACTGCGACAGCACCAGCGCCGGTGCCACCAGCAACCGTGATCGAGACCTTCACAAAGCGCTTCAAAGAAGTCACGTTGACGTAGATCTTCTGCAGTGATGCAGTGTTAGCGGTAGTGGTGGTGAAAGCGCCGCCAGTCACGTCGGTGTAAGTACCGCCGGAAGTGTCGGATTCGGTCAGCTTCACGGCATAGGTGATGCTTGCACCGCCGGCTTCGGCGTCCAGAAGGACAGCCATATCGCCTTCATAACCCTGCAGGTCAACAGCAGAGCCGGTGCCTGTAGCAGTTACAACGTCATTCCGGAGCAGACCGAGGACCGTGGTCTTCGATCCAAGATTGTGGATGGTCATGGTTTAGCCCTCCGTCGGGGGGTTGAAGGTTTGCGTAAAGGTTGAGCAATAGTCTCAACCACATCAGCCACCTGGGCGGCTGCTTCGATTGCTTTACCAATGCCGATCAGGAGCTTGGCGTCGGAAGGGGATGCCTCAGTGACATCCCCAACACGAACCACCCGGCCCGCAAGCATTGTTTGCCGTAGGACCTGGATCAACATCAGAGGGTGTTGTTGCCGCGGCTGAAGGACTCGGGATGGCGAATTGCGATGTCGCAATCCTGCATCGCGATGACGCGCACAGTGCCGCTGGTGCTGTGGGTGTAGGGGTCAACCATCAGGTCGAGACCTGAGAAGTAACCGATGATCAGGTCGGCGAAGTTACCGAACCAGAGATCATTGGATGCCACTTGGTTGGACAGCACGCCGCGGTAACCGTTGACCTCGCCGTTTTCCATGATGAAGATGCCAGAGCCGGCGTCCTTCTTCGTGGTCTTCAGATTGCCGCGCATAGCAGCGTTCATCAGATAAACAGGCGAACCAAGCAGAGCGTTGGCGGTTGCCACGTCGCTCTCGAGTGCCACCACCTCAGCGAAGGTAGGAGCATCAGCGGCGAAGTCTTCAGTGCCGATTCCGGTGGTGTTCTTCAGGCCGAGGGGCTCATTGCTGGCGCCCGTGCCGTAAAGACCAGCGGCGTCGATCTTGAGAGCAATCACTTGAGCCAGGTCGTTGCGAACCATGTTCTCCACGTCGATGGAGGACTGGATCATCAGGCGACGGCTGAAGTCGGTGTAAGCAGCCACGGTGCGGGGCACCAGGCTGACTTGATCGACGGTCTGCTGGGACTCAGTGGGAGAGCCGGACTCAGCCACCCAGTAAGCGGTAGCGGCGCCACTCTGGCGCGGAATTGCAACGTTGCCAGTCAGGCCGGTCAGCACGGTGGCGCCAGCTTGATCAAGGGCAGAAGCATTGCGGAGCAGATCGATGAAGCTTCCAGAGTCGAGCATTGTCTCGACGAGGTTGCCACCGGCGGTAGCAGCGCCAACGTTCAGGTCGCGACGAAGCACTTCCTGGGGGATGGTGATGCCACGGCTCTGACGGCCGAGCTTGGTAGCAGCAGCGTCAGATGCCTCAATCTCGAAAGCAGCAGCCTCACGGGCAGCGCGATCGGTTGGGTTGGACAGATAGTTGATGGCACGCAGGAAGGAGAAGCTACGGGCTTCCTTCTCGCTCATGCCGAGATCGGCGGCGCTCATGTTGACAGGCTCCTGTGGGATGTTCATTTTGTCTAGAACAGCAGCCCGGGCCTCGTCGATTGAACGACCAGACTCGACCAGCTGGCGGCCCATCTCGCCCATGTTGTGCTTGTCGCACAGGGCAGAGATCTCAGCGATGCGGGAGCGCTCAGCCTCGGCGGCTTCGGCCCGCACCACGGCCAGATCGGGGGTGGTGGATTCCATTGAAGGAAGGGGATCAGGGGATGGTGCTGCCGAAGCAGCAGGTTCTGTGGGCGTTAACGCGCGGCCAATGCCCACAGTTTTGTCAGCGGGAACGCTGACGATTGACACCTCGTAAGGTGCCCAGGCAGTAGCAACAAAGTCGCCACTGCCGCGCTCCTCCATTTTGTCAATGGAGTAGCCGAAGGACACATTCCGAAGAACGCCGTCCTTCACATCACTCAGGACTTCCTGAGCAAACGGGTTGCGGCTAAACCGCACTCGCGCATAGCCGCGCCGTCCTTTGCTATCAATCCTCGCACCCTCAACTACGCCAATCACACGGTCTGGGTTGTGGTTAAACAGCAGCGGAGCGCCATCGTTCAGACGGCTCAGGTCGGCTGCCTTTTCCTCGTGGCTCAGGATCTCATTCCCGAAGTAACGCGCAACAGGGAACTCAGAGCTGAACGGGAACTCATAGGTCCGATCCTCCACCTCGTCAAAGGTGGTCATTTCAGCCCGCTGATATTTGCCGGTCAGACTCCGGCCTTCACCCTCACCCGTGGCTTCCTCAAACTCAATCGCATCGAAGTCATGATCGGCCAGCCATGCCCGTGCCTCGGCTGCCGTAAATACCGAACTGCGGAACCGGATTGCCTGCAATTCGCTCTCGCCTTCCTTGATCCCATAGATAAAGTCCACGCCGGTGCCGCCTTCATCGTTGACGCGACGCAGCGAATCGTACTGCCCCGGATCTTTCAATCGCGCAGCGTGTTCGTTTGGATAGGGGCGCTCCATCTCCATAGCGCTTCTCTCTTGTAGTTCTTTGATTCTATCGGCCTTGCTATTCGACCAAGTTTGCCCAGCATCACCACCCCATGCTGCCCACGCCACACGGCCCGGCGAGGGATAGCCATCCTCGTCAGGGCTGAACCCTTCGCCCTGCTTATCCACCTCATGCCGCGCGAACCATGCCGCCATCGTGATCACGGTGTCTGGGCTCAGCTCATCACCCGAGAGGATCTGGCTTGCCCTGGTCGCCGCTACATCGGTGCCGCCCTGCTCGTCTTCAGCCTTCCAATCGCGGTAGCGCTGCGCTTCTGTGCGCATCCCTTCAGTCGGCATCAGGTCGATCTCAGTGCCATTCACGTTTGCCATCAATCCTCTGCATCCTCAAGTGGATCCTCGAGGACCGACAGTTCTTCGTATTCCTCTTCTTCCATTGGGGATTCGGTTTGTTCAAACGCAGGCTCCGCACCCATTGGCATGAATGGCTGGGACACCCCACTGCCGTTGACTTCGCTCGGATCTGTATCCAGCACGATGTCTAGCTCGTCAAGCTTGGCCAGTTCTGATTGACGCTGCATGAGCACATCATCCAGATCGCCGCCTTGTTCGCTGATCACTTGCGCCAGTGTCTTAAAACCACACCTGACAGCCGACTTATATGCCTCCACTTCACGCTGGGGATCCACCCACTCCCAGCTCCGGGGCACCCACTTGCTAGCCCGGTAGCGGTCGGGGTTGGTTTCGTAGCCTGGCAAGTTCAACGCACCGCTCAGCACTGCCATCTCAAGCCATGCCTCAAAGACCGGCTGATGGAAGTTCTCGATCATGTAGCGCTGCAGCACCCGATAGGTGTCGCGCTCCTCGAGCAAGCTCAACCGGCTGCTGCTGTAGTTGCTCTCGCTGAAGTTCTTGCTGATGCTCTCGAAGCTCACACCCACGCCAGCTGCCACGGCCCGCAGCATCGACCGGGTAAACGGCTCAAGCTGACCGTCAGGTGCATTCAAGTCGGGGACCGTCACGCTTTCGCCTGGCGCCAAATACTTGAACACGCCCGGCGTGAACTCACTCACGCGCTGACCTTCATAAATCTCATCACCCACCAGCTCGCCCTCTGGCGATTGGATGAATCCCATCAACGCACTGCTGGCCCGTGCCCTCACCACCTCGGCCTCCTCATAGCCCTGCAGCATGTGGAGCCGCATCAGCGCCGACGCGAACCACGTCACCCCTCTGGTTTGCCCCGGCCGCTCGGGCAGAAACAAATGGATCACTTCATCAGCAGGCACCCGAATCCGCCGGCCATTTGTCCGCGGATTCCCCGCGTATGTGTCACCCGGATGGTTTGCGTAGAAGTGGTAAGCCTGCGGTCGCAGATACCCATCCACCTCGATGCCCATCCGAACGGTGTTGCCATCAGCCGCCTGTGGCACATCGTCATCAATCAGATAATCCGCCTCAAGCACCTGCAATGCAAATGGCACTCGGCTGCCACCAAACGATTTGCGGATCATGCGGATGAAGACCTCACCCGACTCGGCCATGCTGCGCGCGAGCAACCGCTCCATATCGTGGAAGCCCAGCAAGCCGCTCACATCGCAGCGGCTTTTGTGCATCCACCGCTCCCACTGCTCATGCACTTGGCCATTGATCACCTCATCAAGCCGCCCGCCGCGCAGCATCTTGATCTGACCTTGGTGCCGGATCCCATGGCCAATCACATTGTTCTGGATCGCGCGAACCGCCTGCCTTGCGTAATCGTTGTCCCGCACCAACTGCCGCGCACGGTTGCGCAGTGCCTTGAAACTGGACTTGATCTCGCTGTCGGCGCTCGTGCCGCTAGTCACCCAGTCCGCAGTCAGCCGGCTCACCCGTGCGCCTTGGTATGCCCGACGCTGGGGCCGCAATGGCTCAAAACCCATTGCCCTAAATAGCCGTGTCCGCAATCCCATCAGAACCTCACGAACAGATTATGGGGATTGCCAAGGCCGTTGGCGATCAGGTCCGCCATTTGCTCGCGCTTCACTTCAGCCTTGAGCTTACTTTCAAGCTGCAGCAAATCGGCCATATCGTACTTCTTAAGGTTGCGGTTGCCGATCGTGTATTCCTTCGCGACACCACCAGCCACGATCGCGCGGATCGCGGCCTGCACTGCTGCCAGGTCCTGCTCTGCCTGCGACCGTCCATCAACCGCGCCAGGTGTGCCGCTGTAGCTCAAGCTGCGCAACACCGTCAGCTGCCCAGAACCCATGGTGACCGTGCTGCCAGTCTTAGTGGCAACGGCTTGCCAATACCACTGACCAGCATTGAAATCAGTGCTAGTGGCCGCGGCGATCGTGAACTCCCACCCGGTCCCATAAGCGCTGCCGACCACCGTGGCACCTTCGGTTGAAGTGTTAGTCCGCAGGTAATAGGTCAGCGTGTAGTCGGAGCTGCTGATCACGTTCCCCAAATTGTCGGCACCAGGGGCATCCCGCCACTGGATCGTGTCGGCTGCTCTGATTTCGCTGGGGATGTTCACGGCCTACCAGTTGCTGACGAATCCAGGCCCGGCCGCAGCATGTGCCGCAGGCTGTTGTTTCGATCTTAGCGGCGTCTTCTTCCCATGCTCAAGCTGATCCGCCAGCTGCTGCCACATCGTTGCCCGGTTCATCCGTCTTGAGAACAGCAGCATCGCCGCGTAGGCATAGACCACACAGTCCAGCGCTTCGTTCCGATCGCCTGCTTTCTTCACCCACTCCCGAATCGGAAACCCGCGGTGATACCGCAGCGCCTGCCGTTCGCTCGTCAGCTGCCTGAAGTATTCCTCATCAGCAGCCATGCCGAAGTGCAGCGTTCCGATGCCGCCTGCTTCGTTGTGCCGCAACCTGCCGAATAGCGTTGTCTTGATCGTGTCAGTCCCAAGCTGATACAGCGTCACGCCACGCTTCAGCACCCGCCCCTGCCAGCTCACATCCACCTTGCTGCCCTTACCAACCGCCGGGCTGTTGCGCCTGCTGCTGCCCTTGATTGCCACCACGTTCTGCCGCACCCGGTCGCGCACATATCGATATACCTCATGGGTGCAGTGGCCGCCACTGTCCACCGCCACCTGAGACACCTTCAACGACTTGCCCGCAGCCGTTGCCCATTCCGTCACCAGCACCTGATCCAACTGCCCCCACACTTCCGTCTGCGTCGGGTCACCCATCAGCTCCTGGTGCCAGATCATCCAACCCGTTTCACCTTCACCCCAACCCCACACGCTCACCGCCAGCCGGTTGTCCTGCACGTCAACGCCACACGTCAGCAGCACCACGCCATCGGGGCATGTGCCCGACTCATACGCCAGCCGCTTAGCCATCAACCCGTCGGCACTCACAGCCGCGGCGTAATCCTCCTCCCAGGTCTCAGCCAGCCTCGTATTCACGAACGCCTTCAACGCCGGCGCGTCTGACTTGGCTCGTAGAAAATCATCCACCAGCTGCTCCCAACTGCACCACCCCAGCGGGCTATAAAGCCCCGACAACTGGAAGCCAGCGGTCCGGCCATCGCTTGGAGCCGTCGCGCGCCACTCACCAGCGGACAACATGGCCGCTTTGTGGTTCTCCTCAAAACGCTCGCCGCAGTGCTCGCACTGATAGCGCACATCACCCGGCCGCTTCGCGTCCCATTTCAGCCGCGGCCATTGCAGCCACTGCATCCCACCGCAGCTAGGGCACGGCACATAGAACCGCCGTTGATCGCTGCGCAAATACTCCGCCTCGATCCGGCTGAAGTCTTTCACCGTTGGCGTGCTGGTCAGCAGAATCTTCCGCCTGGCGAACGTCGTCGTCCGGCGCTCAGCCAGTGCCACCGGGTCACCCTCACCATCCACATCACTGGGGAATGCGTCCACCTCATCAGCGAACAGGTAACGGCACGGCGCCGACCGCAGGCCCGTCGCACTGTTGGCTCCGGTCAGCAGCATGATCCCGCCGCTGAACTCTTTACTGAACATCGTGTTCCCTGAATCCCTCGCCCGGGCTGGCGCGATCTTTGCCGCCAAGCATGGCGTGTCGGTGATCATGCTCTCGAGCCGTTGCTTGCTCAGTCGCTTGGCCATCTCCACGGTCGGCTGCACACACAGCATCGGTCCTGGTGCGTGGTCAATTACATAGCCCAGCCAGTTGCTGCCTGCCTCGGTCTTGCCCGTCTGCGCCGCGAACATCATCACCACCCGCTGGATTGGACTGTTGCTGCTCAGGCAGTCCATCGGCTCGCGTAGGTACGGCGTGCGTCCTGTCCGCCATGGCCCCGGCTCCGCACTCGCCTTGCTGCTCAGCTTCCGGTAACGGTCCGCCCACTCGCTAACCGTCAACGGCTGCTCCGGCCGCAGGCCCTCGAGGAATCCGGTCCTCCATGGATTAGCCATTGCTCAGCTCCACCAACGCCGCACGATGCTCATCAGTCAGCACCGCATGGATCCGTACCGGATCCGTTTCCCCTGCCAGCTGGTAACTCAACCGATCAGCCAGGTTGGCCAATGCCTCGCGCACGCTACGACCCAGCGCAAACGCTTCTTTCTGCACATCCACCGCCGGCACAAGCTCCTTACGCTTGAGATCCACCTCTAACTTGGCCAGCTCTGCCTGGTAATGCTCACGCCGCGCACGGCTTTCATTCAGCTCCGGGATCTCATCATCTGGCAATCCAGCCACCTGCTGCCGCAACTCGCGCGCATCTCGTGGCTTTACCGGATCCGGTTCATCCACCTTCGCCGCGTTGTTCTTCAGCGTGTTCTTCCGCCACAGCTCCAACGCCATGTCCCGATCCAGCCAGCGCTTGCCTTCCTTCTCCACAACCGCAGCAGCAATGCGGCTTTTGGTTGCATGAGTCACAGCCGCCTTCGTGCAGCCCTTGATGGCAGCGAACTCAGAAAACGTGACTAGCAAAGTTAAGCAACGGCTAGGCTTGTTTAACTGATGCTAAACCGCGCTAAACGCCCTCGGGGTGTCTTAAAGTGAAACTCATTGAGACTCATTGCGGCGCAAGGGTTTACGGGGATTGGCCGCTGGCGCTAGCTTTTTTCTGCGGTTTTCGATGACCCGCCGGGTTTGGGCCAAGAGGGACCCGTTAATGGGGTAGGGGCATGGGAAGCTGCTCGGTCATCGGCATTGATTTGGCCAAAATGGCCTGAATCTTTTCCCATTTGGCATCAGAGAAGAAAGGCTGAGCCTTGTACCACCCTTCAACCGGCGCGATGCTCTTGCTGTAGTTGCAACGCTGGCAAGCAGGAACGATATTGCCAAGGTGGTGCTCGCCGCCTTTGCTGATCGGGATGACGTGCTCTATGTGCATGTCTCCATCAGTTCCGCAATAGGCACAGCAATGATCAAACTCAACCCACCTGCGCCATAGCTGATCAGCGGTCAGCATCAACGCCGTGCTGCCACGTTGCTTAGCTTTGCGGTGTTTGGACTTACCGCGGTGATACAGCCTAAAGCCTTGGTCGACCATATAACGCCAGTGATGCCGACGCCTTGCTTCTTCTTGTTTATGTTGTCGATACTCATCGGGATGATCGCGCCATCGTGATTGCTGTTCTCGATAGATCAAGCGCACAACACATGGCAGCCGTCCTGCACGCTTTATCGCAGCGTTTAGCATTCGAGCCTCGTGCCATTCAGAGGTGTGTTTGGCGCGTGATGGCCTACCTACCTTGGCGCGTCTTTCGCGCATATATGCGGCAACTCTTGCCTTATGACCTTCAGGGTCGGCCTCTCGTTTTTTGCGCTGCCTTTCAAGCGCATCAATGCGATCGCACAAAATACATCTTCTACCCTTGACGGTTCGCAGCGTTACACCTTCATCCCAAAGGTGATTGCGCTTGCAAGGTGACCCGAGCCTAAAAATCGCCGGGTCGAACGGCTGC